CCATAATTCCTGATACAAAAGCATCAGGTGCAGAAGGATCGGCAACGATATCAGCAGCAGTTGCTAACATGAAATCTTCACCTACAATTTTACATCCTGTATGATCTTCCTTAATGGAACCAATGCCACGAGAAGAAACTCCTAGTTGTACACCTTCACCAATTAGTGATTGTGCAATCTTACCCATAGGAGTGTCAAGAAGTTGTGCTTTTCCTCTAAAATTGTTTCCTTCTTGAACGAGAGAAACAATCATATGAGAAACACGATCAAGATTGACGGTAGGACCATCAGGATGACCGAGTTCTCCTAAAGCACGACCTTTTGCTGTGAAGTTTTCGTTATAACGACCTACTTCACGGGCAAGAGTTTCAGTGGGATACATGCGACCGTTACGGTTTTTGATGCCACCCTGAAGGAAAGTACCTTCAATGAAACACTTCTTACATTTGCCAACCTTTTCGGTTATAAACTCAACTTTTGAGATTTCTTCTGTGATTAGTTTCATTTTTTTAAGAAATGTTGTATGCTACTTTTGCTGCTTTTACAGAACCACCATTTGAGGCAGCACTGAGTAGATCTGTAGGATCCTTTTCAACATATACAGTTTCGCCGTCTTTTAAAGTAAAACTACCAATGGTAGAACTACCAGAATCTGCTCTAGTAATAACTAGTGCAGCAGAATGACCGTTATACAATCTCACAACCGTTGCGTTGCTTACGTTTGTAGCGGGATTTAAATCAGTCTCCGCTGCCAAAACTTTAAGTATCATTGTTCGGAATCCTCTTCTGTATCGGTTTCAGTCTCTACATCAAACATTGAAAGAGCAACATCAGGACGTTGAGATTCAACACCTGCTGAAGCTTTTGCAAATAATGCATTCTTAATATTGTCGCTAATTTCAGACGCAGAAGCGTCTGTAGCAATCAAATCGACGATATTTTCCATGAAAATAATATTAATGTATATTTTTTATTTATATCTCAGCAGATTTGGTGTCTTTTTGTAGATCTGCATCGGTCAATTTGCCCGCAGCATCATCTGGATCTTCATCAACAGGAATATCACCTAACAGTTCATCACCACCATCAGGTAATGGTTCACCAGTGATTGGATCTACTGAAGCTGGATCTGGAATAATACCAGCAGCAATTTCCTTCTCAATTTGATTATCAATTTCAAGGATTTCTGTGTCAGTTTGACGAAGAATCTTACGGCGAATATAATCTACAGAATAATATTTACCGATATATGGTTCGATAGTTGCTAAAGTTGCAAGTCTTCCATCCATCAGTTCACTTTCTTTGAGTTCTGCAAACTGATTATCGTATAAGAAATCATATTGAATATGATCACCAAGTTTCTCCCAATCTTCTGGAGTGATAATATTTTTTAAGATAAGTTGAGTTTTAAGCATATCATTGAAGAGTTGCCCAAATCTCTTTCTTAAACGACCAACAAACTTAGCAAACTTCAGTTCATCGCGAAGAATTTCTGAGGATCTTCCCAAATTAAAACCACCATCGCTAGCAATTCTAGATTCAGGAACACCAAGTGCTCTATACAGTTTCTTCTGGAAGTATTCAATATCAGAAAGTTCTCCCAGATTCTGTCCACCAGGTAGGGTGGTGATTTCAGTTCCACGACCACCTTCTCTTCTAGGTAACCAGAAGTCTTCCATCATGGACATAAATTTGCGATCATCTCTGATCTCACCAGTTTGTGCATTATAAACCTGCTTATTTCTATAGCGGTTCATAACATCACGAAGATATTGTTCTGCCTTAACTTTTGGTAGGTTACCAACATCAATGTAGAAGATTCTACGTTCTGGTGCTCTCGATAATCTGTAGATAACAAGTGAATCTTCAATCATACGAAGTTGATTGAGACCCTTAATTGCTTTGTGAAGATATGAAAGACCTGTTCCTTTGTTACGATCTACAAGACCTGAAGTGACATATGTAATTGCATCTTTTGCAATCTTTACACCTTTTGATCCACCACCACGAACCATTCCCAGTGGATAATTTGGTTTTGGTGAGAACATGAAGAATTCTTCAATCTCTGGATAGAAAGATTTGCTATCCTCAGTCATTCTAGTAAGATCAATACCATTAACGGTATTTCCTTTGGGTTTTTTCTCCTGACGGATAAACCTCATCTTCATTGGATCAATATATCTTAATTCTTTGATCCCCTCTTGAGGTTTTTTGAGATCAATTACCTTATGGTAATATAGGCGACCATCAACATACCAATTTCTAAAAATTTCATGAGACTTCTTATCAAAGTCTAAAAGTTCTTTAATATACTTAAATTCTTTTCTAATTGCTTCTTTTAATTTATCACTTGCCGATAAATTAGACAGTTCTATTTCTACGGGAGAATCGTATAGGTCACTAACGATTGCTTCGTTGACAACATCTTCGATAGCATTATCCACTTCTGGATGAAGTGCCATCTCTCGATATCTTTTTATTAAATCGTGCTCTGTTCTATATGCACCCTCAATATCTACATAGGAACCATAAAATCCGCTGGCAATAAAATTGTCAACCCCGTCCTGATTGTTAGGTGGGACGGGGGATGCAACGGAGTTGGATTTTTTTTCACCAGGCTCAATAGAAAATCCAAAGAGTTTAGACATTTTATAAGTAAATTTAATTTGCTCTAACTATTTATCAAGCTATCGCTGGCTTCTCTGCAGTACCACCTGCAGCAACAGACCAGTAAAGAACCTGGAATTCAACAGTAAATTCCTCAATAGTGTCAGTAGTGTCCATTGATAGTGGAACTTCTGAGATATTAGTTGGGAATAAACCAACAAAATTGTATGCCCTTAGGGTGTCACCATTTCTGCCAAGTTGTTTTACTAGAGCATCTTTGGTGTAATCCGTAGGATTAACTTCGCCAGATCCATTTGCTAATCTACTAATACCATTCATCCACTGTTCCATGGCAGTTCTGAGTTTGAAGTCAGCGTCATTGAGAACAGTAACAGTCCAGGTATCAAAGGTTCTTTCACCAGCAACCTTGAGGATCCTTCCACGGAAGGGAACCTCAACGGGAGTGATATTTGATGCAGGCAGGTTTGCTGCCTTCACCATGAAAGGAATCTTTTCATTAACACCTTCGGTGCTTAATTCTTGATTCTCAGGAGATGCATCCTGATCATTTGACATAAATGTCAAATCCGAATCTGATGGAAAGTTTAATTCGACCTCAAATAAATTGGGTCTTACGCCACCTCCCGTTAAATTCGCTTTAAATTGGGAAATTGTTCTGAGTGTCATTTGCTTTGTGCCTCGTTAAGTTATATTTTTAAAGAATTAAACGTTTCCAATCACTTCTGAGAATGAAACCCCAGATCTTGTGGCAACAAATGTGAGTCCAATGAAGTTAATGGATCTCGATGGTTTGATGTAGATGTCTGCAACAAACTCATTCGCGTCAACGATTGCCGCAGTATTGTTTGTTTCATCACAGATTAATCTGAAGTCCTGAATACCACGCTTTGCTTGAACATCTCTAAGGAAAGGTTCAACTGCATTTACAAAACCACTTCTTGTAATAGGATCATTAAACTCAAACATGATATCTTTCGCTGCCGCCGAAACTGCATCTTCGAGGAAGATGAACAATCTACGAACGTTAATGCGATCAAATGCAGATGCTTTAGCGAGTCCAGTCTTATCACCGAAGAGGATAATTCCTGATCCAGGTGAATTGATTACTGGATTGACTCTATTGCTATAAAGTCTATCTCTCTGTGTTTTGCTTGGATTGTATGCTAACTTAACAGCATTGAGGATTGAACCTCTTTGAGTACCACCTGGTGAGAACCAAGGGAAGTTGGTAACATCGTTTCTTGCACAAATACCAGCAATATCACCATTCATTGGAATGTATCTGAAGGTGTCATTGAACCTATCGTACATATACTTGTATCCACTATCGAATACTGCATATGAAGATGAAGGAACGCCAGCATAGAAATCAACAATGTTATCTGTTGCGTCTGCTGCACTCTTAACAAGATATCCGTTTCCAGAATCTGTAAGAACTTCACTTCTACAAGGTGAAATGAATGCAATTGCATCCTTTCTTCCTTCTGCAACAGCAATTACCTTACTTGCAAGTGCCTGTGCATCAACTCTTGAATAACCACCAGCACCCATGAGTAGGAAATCTACCTCATACTCTTCATCGTTTGCGAAGATGTCATAACCTGTGGAAAGATCACCAATTGTTGTTTGTAATGCACCAGTTGCAGTAAGATCTGAAGTGCCGTCGTAGTTTAAACCACCAGAAAGAGATAGTGTGGTGTTACCAGAAGCACCGAATATAATTCCGTTAGTTGCCTGATCCCATCCCATATCTGTGGAATGATCGAAACCAGAACCACCAGAAGCAAATCCAGTTGTTGTAATACCAGCAGGAGCTCCACCACCGTAGATGTAGTTGGAAGAAACTGATAGATACTTTCTCCAATATGAAGCAGCACCAACTGAATATTCTGAGTCACTACCCTTAGAAAGTGCTAAGTGCTTCTCAAGAATGTTTCCTGTGTTTCCAGTGATGTCTCCATCAGCATCAAACACAACAACATGAACTTCATCAAATCTTGATCCTCTTGCAGCAGCATAGGAAGAAGTTCCAGGTCTGTCTGCTAAGGTATTCCAAGCAATGGTTACTCCATTATCGAGAGCAATATTTTGCTGATCGAACCAATCTTGTCTAGCGGTGTATGCTCTTGATTCAAACGTACCAGTTGCTGTTGCTTGTCCAGCAGTGTGAATTGCAACGTTACCACTAGCAGAGAATGCATAAACACCTCCCTGTTGGTAATCAACGTCGGTTTCAACTCCAGCATTGGTTGA